TTTTCATTTACAAAAATTAAGATTTTTATAGGTTTTTTTTGCAAAACGGTTATAAAATGTATCTAAAATGGAAAAAACAGCAAAAAAACTATGAAAAAACAGCAAAAAAAGTTAGGGTACTATAAAAACAACCATATTTGGATAATGAAATAAAAAAGAATGAGGTGATAATATGGAAAAAGAGAAATATAAGAAACAAGCAGAACAAATAATGAAGATTGCAGAGGAAAATGGAGTACAGGGTAACTTTTTATTTACTACTACCTTTGATAGATACCTATTTTTATTGGATAACCTAGAAAATCTAAAAGAGCAGATTAGAAAAGAAGGAATGACAGTACAAAAGGAATATATCAAAGGCGAAAAGAATACATACTCTAGCCCAAGCGTTAGAAATTATAACTCTACGTGTGATTTAGCTAATAAGACTGTATCTACTCTAATGAAAATTATTAAAAGTTTCAATGTAGAAGAAAATACAGACGAAGATAATGAAGATCCACTACTAAAAGCTATAAATGGTAGTGATGATGATGACGAATAACAAAGCGTATGAATATTGTAAAAAATCTATAAAACTAAAAACAACGCCGAAATATGTAAAACTTCAAATGAAAGACTTTATAAAGATTTGCGAAGAAAAAAATGATAAATATATTGTAAGCAAGAAGAAAGCGCGACAAGTTGAAAATATTTTAAAATTATTAATTATGCCTAAAGGACTTAAAGCAGGACAAACGCTTTACGATTGTACTGCAGGTTATCAATGGCTTTTTTATATTGCAATTCTATGTACTGTATATAGAGATAATGAGAAGAAACGTAGATATGAAATAGGAGTATTAGAGATATGTCGTAAGAACTTTAAGACATTCACCATTGCTACTATTTTTATTTTACTTTTTTTGACGGAACCTCAATTTTCAAAGTTTTTTAGTGTTGCTCCTGATGGAGCATTATCTAGAGAAGTAAGAGAAGCAATAAGCGAAATTATTAGAAGTTCGCCTTTAATATACGAGTACAAAGATAATAAGAGATTTAAAATATTAAGAGATTATATATTTTTTAAACCTACACAAATTCAATATATACCACTTGCATATTCAACAAGTAGATTAGATGGTAGGCTCCCAAATGCATTCATAGTAGACGAAGCAGGAGCGTTGCCAAGCAGTTACGCAATAGAAAGTATGAAGTCAGGACAATTAAATATATTAAATAAATTAGGCTTTATAATTAGCACTAAATATCCCACAATAGATAATCCTTTTGAAGATGAAGTAAAGTATTCTAAAAAGGTACTTGATGGTTTAGAAAACGATGAAACAAGATTTAGTTTATTATATGAACCTGATAAAACAAAAGACTGGGAAACAGATGATATGATATTAAAACAAAGTAATCCAGTTGCTTTAGAAGTTCCTGAAATTTGGGAAGATTTACTTAAAAAAAGAACCTATGCAATAGCTGTAGAAAGTGCAAGAGAGAATTTTGTAACAAAGCATTGTAACATCATCTACCAAGGTGCAGGAACAGAAACTTATATAGATGTGAAAGACGTTCAAGAATGCAGACAAGCAAAAATTGATTGGAATGGTAGAGTTGTTTATGTTGGATTAGACTTATCAGAAAGCAACGATAACACTAGTGTTTCAATGGTTACAGTAGATGATGATAATAACATCTTAGCAGATAGTTGGGCGTTTATTCCTGAGGGAAGAATTGAGGAAAAGACAGCGACAGAAAAAATTAATTATAGAGAGCTAATAAGAACAGGCAAAGTAATTGCTTGTGGAGATAAAGTAATAGATTATGGAATTGTAGAGGAATTTATATTAGGTTTAGAAGCTAAATATGGAGTACAAATACAAGCGATAGGATATGACCGCTGGAATGCACTAAGTACCGCACAGAAGCTAGAGAGAGCAGGATATAACCTAGTAGAGATAAGACAACATTCTAGCGTATTACACCCACCTACAAAGTTACTAAAAGAAAAGATATTAGCAAAAGAGTTCGGATATGAAAAAAATACATTACTTGAAATAAACTTCCAGAATGCAAGATGCACGTATGACACTAATAAGAATATGTACGTACATAAAAAGAAATCCACAGGAAAAGTGGATATGGTGGTATCTTTATTGAATGCGATATATCTATTACAACAAGACGTATTTTTAAATCAAATGGACTTCGCTATACAGGTAATATAAGAGGTGAGATATGAAAAATAATTGTATGTTTTTAAAATGTATAAATAAAATAGGCGGTATTGAAACCTTTTTATATGAGATAGCTAAGATATATAAAAACTATGACTTAACTATATACTACGAAAGCGGAGATACGGATCAGATAAAAAGATTAAAAAAATATGTCAGAGTAAAGCAATATAAAGGCGAAAAAATAAAGTGCAAAACAGCTATATTTAATTATCAATTATTCGGGCTAGAAAATATAGAAGCAGAAGAAATAATACAAGTAATACACGCAGATTATAAAGCTATAAAATTAAAACCTATTATAGATAATAGAGTAACTAAGTATATAGCAGTATCAAAGCAAGTAGCAAATGTATTTGAAGAACTAACAGGGAAGAAATGTGAGGTAATATATAACCCTATAGAAGTAGATAAACCTAAAAAGGTTTTAAATTTAGTAAGTGCTACTAGATTAACATATGAAAAAGGCAAAAATAGAATTATAAAACTAGGTAAAATGCTAGACGAACAAAAAATACCTTACTTATGGACTATATTTACAAATGATACAGAAAAAATAGATAACCCTAGTATAGTTTATATGAAGCCTAGACTAGATATAAGAGATTATATAGCAAATGCAGATTATACAGTACAATTAAGTGATACAGAGGGATACTGTTATACAATTCAAGAAAGTTTAGTACTAGGTACTCCAGTAATAGTAACTGATATACCTTGTTTTAAAGAAATGGGAGTAAAAAACGGAGAAAATGCTTATGTATTAGACTTTGATCTATCAAATGTACCTATTAATGAGATTTACAAAGTAATTCCTAAGTTTGAATATAGAGCAAAAGAAAATAAGTGGGATAAATATTTAGCATCAGGAGAAAGTACATATCAAAAAGAACTAAAAACAATGGTAGAAGTACAATGTATAAGCAAATACAACGATTTAGAACTAAATAGATTAATTACACCAGAAGACAAGCCATATAAAGTAAATAAAATAAGAGCAGAAGAATTAGAAGAACTAAATTTTATAATAAGGAGGTAATAAAATGGTAAAAGTAGAATGCATAGTAACTTACAATGACTTACAACTAGAAAGACTAGTAAAAATTGGTGAAGAATTAGAGGTAACTAAAGACAGAGCAGATACTTTAGTAGAAAAAGGCCTAGTAAAAGTTATCGAAGTAATTCCAGAGCTAGAGGTAGAAGAAACAACAGAGCCTAAAAAACCAGTAGAAAAAAAGACAACTAAAAAAAAGAAATAAAAAATAATTGATAAATAAGGAGGTGAGAAAGTGGGACTATTTGATAGATTTAGGAAAGAAGAAACTAGGGAAGAAACAATAACACCAGTACAGCAACAAGAAACAACAGTAGCAAGTGATGTTTTATTACAAGCGTTACTAAATAGCCAGCCAATTACAAGAGAACAAGCGTTGACGTTACCTGCTGTTTCAGGAGCAGTAGATTTAATTAGTGGAATGATAGCGTCAATGCCTATAAAACTTTATAAATATATTGATAAAAGAGTTGAAAGTAGAGATGACGATCCAAGAGTTAATTTTCTAAATGGAGATACTGGAGACTGTTTAGACGCTTTTCAAATGAAAAAAGCTATGGTAGAAGACTATCTACTAGGAAAAGGTGGATACGCATATATCAGGCGTAACAGAAACGAGGTAACAGGACTTTTTTATACAAAAGAAATATATGTAACTGCTATTCCAAACTTTAAACCAATATTTAAAGACTTTTATATAATTGTTGAAGGACAAACATACCAAAAATATGAGTTTTTAAAATTGTTGCGTAATACAAAAGATGGAGCAACAGGAATTGGATTAACGCAAGAAGTAGGAACAGCACTAGAAACTGCATTTAATACGTTACTATATCAATTAAACATAGTTAAAAGTGGTGGTAATAAAAAAGGCTTTTTAAAATCACAAAGAAAACTAGGACAAGAAGAAATAAACGTATTAAAACAAGCGTGGAATAATCTATATGCAAATAACACAGAAAATGTTGTAGTTTTAAATAATGGTTTAGAGTTCCAAGAAGCAAGTAATAGTTCGGTAGAAATGCAATTAAATGAAAGTAAAAAAACATTACAAAATGAAATTAATAATATCTTTCACATATACCATGATGACTTTTACAGAACATTTAAAGAAGCAATTTATCCAATAATAAGAGCATTTACAACGGCTTTAAATAAAGATTTATTATTAGAAAAAGAAAAAAATAAAATGTTTTTTGAGTTTGATGTTAAGGAAATCTTAAAAGCTAATGTTAAAGAAAGATACGAGGCATATAAAATTGCTAAGGAAACAGGTTGGATAACTTTAAATGAAATTAGAAAAGAAGAAAATATGAACTATGTAGAAGGACTTGATGTCATTAATGTTGGTTTAGGAGCTGTACTTTATGACACTAACACACATCAATTCTATACCCCAAACACAGGTTCAACAGCAAATATCACAGACAATCCTGAAAGCACAGAAGAAACAGACAAACAAATTCAAAAAGTGCTATTAGACAAAGAATTAGATACGCAATTTGAACAAGATGGTAATAGCTCAGACGCATAAAGGAGGTGATATAGATGGAAGTTAGAGTTAAAAAAGATAGTGTAGAAATAACAGGCTATGTAAATGCAGTAGAAAGAGCCAGTAAGCCACTTTGGAGCAGAGTAGGACAGTTTATAGAAAGAATATGTAAAGGAGCGTTCAAAAAGGCTTTAAAGCGTAATGATGACGTGCATATTTTACTTAATCATGATTGGAAGCGAGATTTAGGTTCAACTAAAAAAGGAAATCTAGAACTTGAAGAAGATAATATTGGATTAAAAGCAAGAGCAATTATAACTGATCCTGATGTTATCCAAAAAGCAAGAAATGGCGATTTAGTTGGTTGGTCTTTCGGCTTTCAAGATAGAGAAGTAGAAAACACTATCGAAAGAGGAATACCACACAGAGCAGTAAAAGACTTAGATTTAGCCGAAGTATCAATACTAGACAGAACTAAAAAACCTGCTTATGATGGTACTTTAATAATGGCTAGAGACGATGAAAATGGTGAAATGTTATTGAGAGGGGAAGATTTTATTGATGAAGTGTCAATAATTGACAAAACAGAACCTCAAAAAGAAGAAAATGCACAAAATAATGAAAATATAGTGCAAAACGATAAAAAACTAGATAATGAAATGAAAGAAAATGTTGAGGAAAAAGAAGAACCTAAGCAACAAAAAGTTGAAGATATAGATTATTCTAAATATGAAGAAATGATTAAAGAAATGAAGGAGGAAAAATAATGGAAAAAGAATTAAATGAAAAGAAAAATGATTTAATCACAAGAGCAGATGAAGTTCTAAATAATGCAAAAGCAGAAAAAAGAGAACTAACAGAAGCAGAAGCTGAGGAATTAGCAGAAATTAGAGATAATGTAAGACGCATTATGAAAACATTAGAATTGAAAGGAGAGTTTGACAAAATGGAAGGACACGAAATCGAATTAGAAGCATTACCTAAAGACGAAACAAGAAATGAAGAAAAAGAAAGAGCATTAAACGAAGAAAAAGCGTTTGAAAATTATATAAGAGGAACAGTTACTAATGAAAGAGCAACTAATTTAACACCTGCAAGTAATAGTGGTGGAGTATTAATCCCAACTACAATTGCAAATAAAATCATAAAGAAAGTTTATGATATGTCACCAATTTTAGCAAGAAGTACAAAATACAATGTAAAAGGAAAATTAGAGTTACCATACTATGATGAAAGTACACAAGCAATTACAGTTGCATGGGCTACTGAGTTCCAAGATTTAGAAAGCAAAGTTGGTAAATTTACTAATATTACTTTAACTGGATATTTGGCAGGAGCATTAAGTTTAATTTCTAGATCATTAATTAACAACGCACAATTTGATATAGTTGCATTTGTTGTTGATAGAATGGCTTATGATATTTCAAGATTTATTGAAAACGCACTATTAAATGGTAGTGGAGATGTTACAGGTTTATCAACTGTATCAAATGTTGTAACTGCTAATAGCGCAACAGCAATAACTGCTGATGAATTAATTCAAGCACAAGGTAAAGTAAAAGATGTATTCCAAGCAAATGCAATTTGGATTATGAACGAACAAACAAGAACAGCATTAAGACAATTAAAATCACAAACTGGTTCTTATTTATTGAATGAAGTTTACGATTTATCATCTCCATTTAAAAATACATTACTAGGAAAACCAGTATATGTATCTGATAATATGTCTACAATGTCAGCAGGTAAAACAGTTATTTATTATGGTGATATGACAGGTCTTGCTACTAAATTTAGTGAAGATATTAACATCGAAGTATTGAGAGAAAAATATGCTACTCAACACGCATACGGAGTAGTTGGTTGGTTAGAATTTGATAGTAAAATCGAAGATCCACAAAAAATTTCAGCAATTAAAATGGCTGGAACAATTCCAAGTGCTTAATTAAATAGAATATTATTTGTTGCTTAGGGAACTCCAAAGAAAAGGAGGTAAAAAATGAATAGTATTTCAAAAGTAAGTGATATAACTACAAATGATATAGCAGAATATATCCGATTAGTAGAAGTATCACAAGATGATGAAAACACACTATCTAATTTATTAGAAATTGCTAAAACTTTTATATCAAATTATACAGGACAAACAAACCTAGACCAGTTTCAAGACTTTGTAATAGTAGTATTAATACTTTGCCAAGATATGTGGGATAATAGGACGTTATATGTAGATAAATCGTCATTATCTTATCCAGTTGAAACAATACTAGGTATGCACAGTATTAATTTATTATGAGTAAAACATTAAACGCAGGTAAGTATAATCGTAAAATAGTTATATATGAAATAATAGAGAGTATAGACAACGCAGGGTTTCCATCAAACGTAGAGAGCGAAATACTTACAACGTATGCAGATGTAAAAACCTTACGAGGCTATACTCTTATTACTAACAATAGCGATTTTGATAAAGCATATGTAAATTTTACTATAAGATATTCTCAGGCAGTATATAACGCTTATTACAATAGCCAAAATTCAAATAGAGATGTTTTAATTAAGTTCAGAGATAAGGACTATAAAATAGAATATCTAAATAATATTGATTTTGCTAATGTAGAATTAGAATTACAAGCGAAAGAGGTAACTCATTAATGGCTAGATTTAATATGGAACTACCAACAGAGATAATAAAAGACATAGAATATATCAATGGTAATAGCGATAAAATATTCGGAGAAATGACACAAGCAGGAGCAAACGTAACTATAAACAACGTAAAAAATAACATTCCTAAAAGTTTTGCAGATAGCGAAATAATGAACTGCTTAAAAATAACAAGAGTATATAAAACACCAACAGATGAGGGAATAAATACTAAGGTTGGTTTCTTTGGATATTTTACTAATAAGAATGGAGTAAAAACTCCTGCACCATTAGTTGCTAATGTTTTTGAGTACGGAAAAAGTGGATTTACAAAACAACCTTTTTTTAGAAGGTCATTTAAAAAAGCACAAATTGAAAAAGCTATGTTAGAAGCACAAAAAAGATTTAGTAAAGGATTATTAGATGAATAACGAAATTCAAACTATTTTTACAAATTTTGCAGTAGATGGAGTTGAAATACCAGTAGCCTTTATGAGATATACAGGTAAAAAAACAACTTATATAACTTATATGGAAATACAAGACGATACTTCATTTAGTGCTGATGACGATTTACAAGCCTATGTATGTTATTATGACTTTGATATATATAGTAAAAGTAATTATCTAAATATAATAGAAAGTGTAAAAGAAATATTAAAAGCAAATGGTTGGAGATGGCAACCTAGTATGACTTCTCAAGATTTATACGAGGACGATACAGGTTACTATCATAAAACCTTATGTTTTGCAAAGATAAAGGAGGAAAACAATGGCTAAAATAGGAGTACAAAATTTCTTATATGGAATACTTACAGAAGCACAAGATGGAACACCATCTTATGGAACAGCAAAAAAGCCTGGAAAAGCTGTAAGCTGTAATGTAAGTATTTCTAGTAATGACGCTAAATTATACGCTGATGATGGATTAGCAGAAAGCGATACAAGTTTTCAAAGTGGAACAGTATCTATTGAAGTAGATAATGCAGATTTAACTACTCAATCAACATTGCTAGGACACGCAATTTCAAACGATGAGATGATAAGAAAAGCCACAGATACAGCCCCTTATGTTGGACTAGGACGCATAGTAACTAAAATGGTAAATGGTGACTATAAGTATAAAGTAGAATTCTTATCTAAAGTTAAATTTTCAGAGCCAAGCCAAGAAAATACTACTAAAGGAGAAAGCGTAGAGTTTGGAACTACTACTTTAGAAGGTATAGTATCTACACTAGCAGATGGAACTTGGTCTAAAACTCAAACATTCGATACAATGACAGAAGCAAAAACATATTTAAACGGATTATTTGAAGCAACACCAAGTGCATAATAACAGGGTAGGTAATAAAGCCTACCCGTTTTTTTTTATAATTAAGGAGGATAATGAAATGAAAGATAATGCAGGAACAGTAACTTATAAAGGAAAAGAATATAAATTAGTATTTAACTTAAATGTAATGGAGAATATCCAAGAAGAATTTGGAACAATAGAAAAATGGACAGAATTAACATCAGGTATTAAAGAAGAAGCAAACGCAAAAGCAATTAAATTTGGATTTACAGAAATGATAAATGAAGGTTTATCAATAGAGGCAGAAGAAAACAACACAGAATTTAAGCCAATTACAAAAAATTTTGTTGGTAGAATGCTAACAGAAATTGGTTTAGAAAATATGACTAAAAAATTACAAGAAACAGTAATAGAAAGCACTCAAACAGACGAAAAAAACGCATAATTCCTGATGTTATAGAAGATGAAGAAATCAAGCCAATAGATTTTACGTTCTTTTATTTCATTGGGAAAACTAAACTAAATTTATCATTTAAAGAAACAGGAAGATTGACGTATAGACTATTTAGCAAACTATATCAACATTATAAAAATAATTTTGATTTAGAAATGCAAATGAAAACTAAAAATGTAACATATAGCGAGTTATTTAAAAGACAACAACAAGAAGATGAATGGTTTTAAGAAAGGACGGTGATTATATGGCTAGTTTTGGTGGTTCGATTAAACTAACAGGAGCAGATGAGTATAGAAACACGCTTAGACAAATAACACAAAGCCTAAGAGAAACTGGAACAGAGCTTACAGCAGTAACAAGTAGATTTGATAAAAATGATAACTCTTTATCTACATTAAAAACAAAAACAGCTCAAATGACAGATGTATTAAATAAGCAAAAACAAGCGTATGCAACATTAAAAAGTTCATATGAAACATTTAGCACAAAAGTAAGTCAACAAGCACAGGCACACGAAAAGTTAGTTCAAACATACGAAAAAGAAAAACAAGAACTTGAAAGAATACGTAAAGAAGCAGGAGAAAACAGCAAGGCGTATCAAAGTCAACAAGCTAAAGTTAATGATCTAGCAGGAGCAGTTGCTAAGAGTTCTAAAAACATGAACGAAAACGAAATAGCGTTGAGTAAAATGAGAACTCAATTAAACCAAGCAGAAACAACTGTAAACAAAACAACTAAAGAAATAGATGAATTAGGAAATGAAACAGAAGAAGCAGGAAAAAAAGCCGAAAAAAGTGGAGAAGGTTACACAGTATTTAAAAACATTTTAGCAAACTTAGGAACGCAAGCAATTAATAGTGCAATTAACGGAATGAAGAAGCTAGGTGGAGCTTTTGTTAATGTAGGGAAACAAGCATTAGAAAGTTATGGAGAATACGAACAGTTAAAAGGTGGAGTTGAAACATTATTTAAAGATAGTGCTGATACTTTAATGGAGTATTCGAGGGACGCTTATATGACTGCAGGAATGTCTGCAAACGAGTATATGAGTACGGTAACAAGTTTTAGTGCTAGTTTAATTCAATCTTTAGGTGGAGATACCGAAAAGGCAGTTGAATACTCTGATAGAGCAATAACCGATATGTCAGACAATGCTAATAAGATGGGAACATCAATGGAAATGATACAAAATGCTTATCAGGGATTTGCTAAACAAAATTATACTATGTTAGATAACCTTAAACTTGGTTATGGAGGAACTAAAACAGAAATGGAGCGATTAATAAAAGACGCTTCAAAAATGACAGACGTACAAAAAGAATTAAATGTTTCAGTTAAAGATGGAGATATGTCTTTTGGAAACATAGTAAACGCAATTAGTGTAATGCAAAAAGAAATGGGTATAGCAGGAACAACAGCAAAAGAAGCAGGTACTACTATTCAAGGTTCAGTAAATTCTATGAAATCAGCTTGGACTAACTTAGTAACTGGAATTGCAGATGGAAACGCAAATATTGAAGACTTAGTACGTAATTTAATGATAACTATTGTAGGAAATGGAACAGAAAACAACTTAGGATTACTAGGAAATGTAATGCCAGCGATTGAAAGAATATCAAATGGAATTATGGAGGCTTTACCTTTAATTTTAAATGGAATAATTGCAGTAATGCCACAATTCCTAGACGCAGGATTAAATATTATAAATGGTTTAGTTGCAGGTATTCAACAAAATATGCCAGCGATAATGGACGCAACAACGCAAATTTTAAATACATTAACAACAACATTGATAACAAATTTACCAACTTTATTACAAATGGGAATTCAATTAATTATTTCATTAGTACAGGGAATAACACAGCAATTACCAACACTTATTCCTCAAATGATAGACGCAGTTTTATTAATGGTAGATACTTTATTAGATAATATTGATCTAATAGTAGATACAGGAATTCAACTAATTATAGGACTAGCAGAAGGACTAATTGAAGCACTACCACAATTAATTGAAAAAATACCTATTATTATTGATAAATTAGTAACAGCAATAGTAAATAATCTACCTAAGATAGTTGAAATGGGTATAACTTTAATCGTAAAACTTGCAGAAGGACTTATAAAAGCTATTCCTCAATTAGTAAGTAAAGTACCTCAAATAATAGGATCATTAATTAATGGAATTGTTAGTTATTATGGCAATTTATTTCAAATAGGTGGACAATTATTAGGAAAAGTAAAAGATGGAATTACGAGTGGAATAACTGGAATGTTAGATGTAGGAAAAAATATTGTAACTGGACTATGGAATGGTATTAACAACGCAAAAGACTGGGTACTAAACAAAATAAAAGGCTTCGGAAGTGCTATATTAGACGGAATTAAAGGAATATTCGGAATACATTCACCTTCAACAGTATTTAGAGACCAAATAGGTAAAAATTTAGCATTAGGTATTGGTGAGGGTTTTGAAGATGAGATGAAAGTAGTAACTAATGAAATGCAAAACGCAATTCCTACAAGTTTTGATACAAATTTAAACGTTGGAAATAGCACATCAACAGGATCAAGTAATTATTTCAATTTAGTTGACGCATTTATGGAAGCATTAGAAAAAGTTAAAATTGAATTAGATGATGAAAATGTAGGAAGATTTGTAAGAAAAGAAGTTGCAAACGCAATATTTAATTAGAAAGGGTGATAAAAATGAGAAATTATATAATTTTAAATGGAATAAGTAGTCAAACTATATCAGGTTTATTAATTCAATCTTTATCACCTATTTCTAAGCCTAGAATAAGAACACAAATTGAAGAAATAGATGGTCGAGATGGAGATATAATAACGCCTTTAGGATATGGAGCATATGACAAAGAAATTTCTATTGGATTATATGGAAATTTTGATATAGACGAAGTAATTAAATATTTTGATAGTAAAGGAACTATAATTTTTAGTAATGAGCCTGATAAATATTATAACTATGAAATTATAGAACAAATAGATTTTGAAAGATTAATAAGATTTAGAACTGCAAATGTAAAAATACACGTTCAACCTTTTAAATACTCAGCAGAAGATAATCAAAAAGTATTTAATATAACTAGTGAAAATTCACTAGAAATAAGAAATGCAGGAAATATTTATTCAAGACCAGTATTAACTATAACAGGTACTGGAACTATTAATTTATACTTAAATGATATTCAACTGTTTGCAATTAATATGGGAAGTTATACATCCATAACAATAGATACTAATAATATGAATGCTTATAATGGTACTACACTATTAAATAGAAACGTTGCAGGTAGTTATGACAATTTTAAATTAAATGTAGGTAAAAATATTATTTCTTGGAGTGGAGCAATATCACAAATAGAAATAGATAATTACTCAAGATGGATTTAGAGAGGAGTGATAAAAAATGTATATAGCTTTAACAAGTTTTGTTATAAACAAAAATATTTATGCAGAAGAAGATGTTAGAAAGGGCGAAATTTTACCATCTGATTTTGTAAGTGCCGATGTAATACAAGATTTATTAAATGCAAATTACATAAAAGAATTTGATGGCTTATTAGAGATAACTGAAAATGGAGTATATGATGTAACTGATTATGAACAAGTAGATGTTAATGTAGAAGGTAGTAGTGCAGAAGTAGATAATTTAATAGATGAAATAAATGGGGAAGTGATATAAATGAATTATTATAGAAATGATATAAGGCAAGTAAAAGGTGATACATACTCAAGTGGATTAGTTATAGAAGAATTAGGGCAAGAAGTAGATACTATTTATTTTACTTGTAGAGAAAATTTAAATGATAATGCAGAAATATTATTTCAAAGTGGATTAAATGATGGTATTTCAATGGTTGAATATGATGAAGAAAATGATATAAGAAAATATGCAGTAAGAATATCACCAAATAAAACAAGAAATTTACAAAGTGGAACTTATTATTATGATTTAGAAGTAAGTGTTAATGGTGATGTATTTACAATTATGAAAGGTAAATTCATTTTAGAACAAGATGCAACTAGATAAAAGGAGGAGATAATAATGACTACAATAGATAAATTAAATTATTTAAATGAAACTAAAGAATTAATTAAAGAAGAACTTAATAATTTAGGTGCTGAAATAGATAATGAAGATACTTTTAGAAGTTATGTAACAAAAATAAATGAGTTATATGAAGAATACCCACAAGAAGAGGGGGAATAAAATATGCCAATATTAAATAAATTAGAATATTTAAACGCAACAAAGCAACAAATAAAAAATGCTTTAAATACTAATTTTAATTCTCAAATAGAAGATACTGATACATTTAGAAGTTATGTAAGTAAAATAAAAGATATATATAATAATTGGTCTAAAGCAACAGGAACAGGAAGCAGTTTAAATTTAAGCCCAACTAAAAAAGGGAAAATGAAAATAGACATAAATTCAACTGAGTTAACCCAAGATGGAACACCTACACCCGATAATCCACAAGATATTCATGTAATAACGGGTAGTAATAATGTAAAAATACAGAATAAGAATTTATTTAACAAAAACGATGTTAAATTAAACTATACTTGGAACAATACTGCTGCTGGAGGTAGAAGTATATTCTTCATAGAAACAAAACCCAATGAAACATATACTATTAGTGCTTCAAATTGGAACGACTTGTATTATGTTATCGTATACTTAGACCACATAGGAGCAACAACTATCATTTATGAAAGCGGTTGGATAAATCCTAGTACAGAGCCTAGTAAAACATTTACTACTACAGCAGGTACAAATATATTAGGCATACATTTTAAATATCAGAGTACTGGTTCAAGAGTAATGACACAAGCAATGTTTGATAATGCAACTATTCAACTAGAAAAAGCTTCAACTGCAACAGAATATGTAGAACACCAAGAACAAAATCATTCTATTGCTTTAAGTAGTAAAAATTTATTGGATTTTAATAATATTACTGTTGGAAGATTAGGAACAACTGGAACAGTTACTGTTGACGGAGATATTATTACTTTTACCGCAAACAATCAAACTGTATATGGAATTGAAATTAATTTAAAAAAGTTAAATTTAAAGCCAAATACAACTTATACAGTTTCTAATTTATATGAAAATACAGGTTCATTCGGTGATTCAAATGGTTGGAGATATTATAATGGAACTTCATATACAGTTTTAGCTCAAAACAAAAAATATTTTAATTTTACTACTGGAGATGGAACAACAAATAAATTATATTTCTATTTAGGAAGTCCACTTACATACACAGGTACTTTAACTTTGTATGATATTCAATTGTTAGAAGGATTAATATTACAAACAGATATACCTGATTATGCCCCATATATAGCTAATCCAATAGAATACTGCAAAATAGGAGATCACGCAGACCAATTCTTTAAAAACACAACAGATAGTGAATTTTATGATAGTACATTAGAATTAAATGAATGGTATTTAAAGAAGAATATAGACAAAGTTGCACTTAATGGTAGTGAAAATTGGTCTGAAAGAACAAACTCTGCACACGTAAAACAATTTTATATATCAAGTGGTAGTCAAAGACTTATAGGTTATAAACAGTTTTGTAATTATTTCTCAAATTATAATCCAAGTTTATTTAATTGGGGTGGAATAGGAGATTTTGCTATATTTGCTAATACTGGAGAATTTTTTGGTGGTGTAAACAACGATATTACATTAGAAGATTTTAAGAGCAAGTTAGCAGTTGAAAATTTAATTGTTTATTATGTTTTGGCTAATCCACAATATATCCACATATCAGAAACAGATTATCCGACATTAAAAGAACAACTTGAAGATATATATAACAATTCTAAATCATATAACGGACAAACTTATATAACGCAGACAAATGATGGTTTACCATTTAATATTAGTGCAAGTGCATTAATGAAAGGAGATGAATAATATGAGTAAAATAACAATAGTAGAAGGAAATTCTAATGATAAAGATAATGTAAGAGCAATTATGGTTAAAGGGGAAAAAGGCGAAAAAGGAGATAATGGTGAAATTACTTATAGTGATGTGGTTGATAATTTAGAAAGTACATCAACTCAATACCCTTTATCAGCCAATCAAGGTAGACAATTAAAAGATTTAGTTGATAATAATAAATATGAAATTGATGGAAAAATTACAAATATTAATTATGATGACAAACAAAAAGTTGTTTTATATTCATTTTTTGATGATATTAATGATAATTTAATTAATTTTTATATATCAGAGGATGGTGTTAATTTAAAACAAATAAAAACAAGAGATAAAATATATGGACGAGACCCATCTATATTATATAAAGATGGTAAATATTATGTCGCTGTAACTAGTTATGCAGAAGATCATGATTTTAGAATATATGAAAGCGAAGATTTAAATAATTGGATAACTCATAATATAAGTGTAGGATTATATAATAGTGAATATCCTAAAGTATGGTGTCCTGAATGGTTTGTTGATGATAATGATGATATTTATATTTTTATTGCTAATCAATATGCAGATACAGAAGGTTGGGGTGATTTTGAATTATATAAAACAAAATGTACTTCTTTAGAAAACTTAACATTTTCAAATGCAACAAAATTAATTTTAAATGGTGCAACATCTAATAATCATATAGACCCAGCTGTTATAAAATATAATAATTTATATCATATGATATGTAAATCAGACCATCAAACAGAATTATATTTAGAACATTATACATCACCAGATTTAACAACATGGACTTTAATTGAAACTGATCCAGGTAATTTTGGTAGAGATGTAGAAGCTCCCTTTATATATAAATTAAATAATGAAATTGTTATAGGAGCTGAAAGATATAGGGAACTTCCTTATTATAGAAGTTTTTATATGGTTAAAAAAACAAGTAATTTTATTGATTATTCTAATAGAGCAATTTTACTTCATCAAGATGTAGATGTATCACATGGAAGTGGAACCGTTATAGAAGTTAAAACTTTAAATAAAATACTTAATTCTGAATATAATAGAATAGAAGTTATTAGTAGTAAATATTTATATAATGAAAATATTTTTGATAATAATTATTATTTAGTTGCTAATAGAACAACTGTAAATAATAATGATAGTGGAGAACAGCTAGGTAGATATTTAAAATTATTTTCTGTAATATCAAAGAAAAATTATAAGTATGAAAGTGTTGTATTTCAATTAACTGATGTTGTAAGAGGTACTATTGATGGTATATATAATTTAATTTGTAAAAGAAGTAATAATGAATTTGCTGAAATTGCATTTAATGAAGTTACATGTACTTCTAATGCTAGACATACACAGTTGAGAAGTGCTTATGCTAGTTTAAGAGCAATTAGAAATGAAATAGATAAAAATATGATAGATGTTTACTTAGACTTAGAACAAGCTGGATTAAATACAGCTAATAGAGCTTTTTCAATTAATATAATGAGTTTTAATGGATATAGTGGTGAAATAATCACATATAAAGAAAAATTTATAAATACATTACCAGAAACAACTTTAAAAACAACATGCGGTGCTTGTAATAAAACAAGAACTGTAAGTTTAGATAATAAAACTAATTCTTCTGTAAGAATAACTTTTTGTTCTTTTAATGGATATGCTGAAATAAAAGGTGAATTAAATAGTAGAAATGATACTTATAGAATTGATGGTGTTATTCAACTTTTAAATCAAGATATAAAGTATATTAATAAAAACAGTAACTTAGTTGATGATATTGAAGTTACTTTAGATAGTCATACTGAAGATTGGTATGGTGTTTCTAAAGAATATGTAATTACAATTTCTAGTATAAATAATTACAGTAGTTTATATTTTATACTACCAGATGCTGAATATAATTTTATTAAAAAAGTTGAATATATTTAACTTAAATAAATTAAATTATTAAAATGAAAGGAGAAATGGTGGTTAAATGATTAAGTTATTTAATTCAACTGATACCCTCTTTTCTTCAAATGGAGACAAAATAATAATACCTACAAAAGCTAAAATTCATAAAGAAGATAATGGAGCATACTATTTAGATTTAGAAACTAATCTTGATTATATTAATGATTTAGTTCAAGGGAATATAATAGTTGCTCCTACTCCTCAGGGAGAACAAGCGTTTAGAGTATCAAATCCAACTGTTACAAGAAAAAAAATAACTGCAAAATGTTATCATGTTTATTATGATAGTCAAAACTATGTAATTCAAGATAGTTATGTTGTAGATAAAAATTGCAATGACGCATTAGATCATTTAAACAACGCCACAGACAATTTAAGCCCATTTACGACACTTTCTAATGTAAGTAATATAAAAAGTTATAGATGTGTTAGAAAGTCGCTATATGAGGCTATAAATGTGGTTTTAGAACGTTGGGGAGGACATTTAGTTAGAGATAATTTTAATATTAAAGTTATGGCTAGTATAGGACAAGATAATGGCGTTACAATTAGATATGGAAAAAATTTAAAAAATATTACTGTTACTTATGACTGGTCTAATGTTGTTACAAAGTTATTGCCAGTTGGGAGCAATGGGTTATTATTAAATGCGTTAGATAGTAACCAAGATGTTTATATGACTTCTATAACACAATACGATTTACCTTACTCAAAAACAATATCATTTACTCAAGATATAAATTCAGATGATTTTAGAGATGGAGACGGAAATGTTGATGAAGAAGCATATAAACAAGCGTTAGTTAATGATTTAAGGAAACAAGCACAGTTATATTTAGACACTAATTGTATTCCTAAAATCAATTATACTTTAACTGCTAATGTAGAAAAGGTAAGTGACATTGGCGATACAATAGAAGTAATAGATGAAACATTAGGAATTAATATTTTAACTCATATAATTAGTTATGAATACGATTGTATATTAAATCAATATACCCAAATTGAGTTTGGTAATTTTACACCACAATTAAGCGGATTAATGAATACTATCACGAATGAAACAAATAAATCACTAGAAGAAAATAACGCAACATTACAAATAACACTAGGACAAGAACTACAACAAGCACAAGATAAAATTTGGAACGCTTTAGGTAGTAGTTACGTGATCTATGAAGGAGATAAAATTTTAATAGTAGATACACTTCCAAAAGACCAAGCAACAAATGTAATTATGATAAATAACGGTGGAATAGGCTTTTCACAAAATGGAATAAATGGAACATTTCAAAGTGCATGGACTATCGATAATGTATTAAACATGGGACAAATAAACGTTATTAATCTTACAGCCGATTTAATTCATGGTGGTACTTTAAAATTAGGTTCTAACTTAAATCAAAACGGACAAATAGAAGTATATGATGAAGCAAATTCATTAATAGCAACTCTTAATAAAAATGGATTAAAAATGTATGGTGCTGATGGATCATATATTTTGATGAATAACGATATAGGCTTTGCAGGTTATGATAAAAATAATAATAAAATTTATTGGGTAGATAAAGACGAGTTTCATATGAAAAAAAGTGTTATTGAAGAAGAAATAACACTATGTAATAAATTAAGATTTATTCCAATTACAATAACACAAAATGGAAATGTAATTAACGATGGTATTGGTCTTGTAAATGTAGGAGGTGGTAGTTAATGCCGATTACTGCAACAAAAAGCAAAGATTTATATTCTCAAAATGGATATAAATATATTTTAAATGCTTATTTTATTGAGAATTCAGTTAATCAAGCAAACAACACTTCAAATATAACTTGTAGAGCCAAATTAACGTCAACTGGTGCTTCTTGGAGTTCTAGTCAAAATTCAAATTTAACGATTTATTGGCACGATAACAAAGAAGGATATGATAGGCAAGTTGCAACGTTAAATTTTTCAAGCTGTGGTGCAGGTATAACAAAAACAGCAGAAGGAACAATTACAGTAACACATAATGACGATGGAAAATTAAGTGGATATGCGTATGCTTGGTTTAGCAAAGGTGGAAATAGTGAATATACGCCTATTAGTGGAGGCGTACAAACTGATTTAACAGCTTTAACACCAATTCCTAGAGGTAGCCAACCATCAATTAATTCATGGCCTGATAATAGCCCAAATTTCAATATAGGCGATACTATAACTATTCACATGAATAGGAAATCAAGTGCATTTACTCATAGCGTTTATTTTAATTATGGTAGTACATCAGTACAAGTTGCAACAGGAGTTACAAATAATTGTACTTTTAACACTTCAACAATTGCTAATCAACTATATCAATTAATACCAAATGCAAAATATTATAGTGGGACTATATCAGTTACAACTTACGATGGAAGCACAGAAGTAGGAACAAACACTTGTAATTATAATGCTTATGTTACAAATTCAAATCCAGTAATAGGAACATCAAGTTATAAAGATAATAATTCTTCTATTGTAGCAATTACAAATAATAATCAAGAAATAGTAAGAAATAAATCAACATTAGTATTTAGCGTTCAAAACTTACAGGCTCAAAACTATGCTACCTTATCAAGTTGTATTGTTACGTTTAATAATGTTACAAAAACTTTTACTGGAATAAGTGGAACAACAGTATCAAGCCAAGATGTAACTTATGGAACAGTTAATTTAGCAAGTGACGAACAAGCAACAATAACGTTAATTGATAGTAGAGGATTTACAACTACTAAAACTATAAATGTTACTATACTAGATTATCAAAACCAGTATTCATCTATAACTTGTCAAAGACAAAGTAATTACTATACTGCAACCGATTTAAAGGTTGATTGTACTTATTCAAGCTTAAATAATAAAAACCAAATAACTATTCAATATCAAACTAAAAAAACAACAGACGCTAATTATGGAGCTTTAACAACTATAAACAACAATACTAGCTATACTATCCAATTAGACAATAACTATCAATGGAATGTAAGAGTTGTAACAACTGATAGTTTAGGAACAGTAGTTAGTTATGTTTTATTTGTAGATAGAGGAATACCTTTAATATTTTTTGATAGACTTTTGAATTCAGTAGGAATAAACGGTTTCCCAACAAGTGAAGAAAGTCTTGAAGTTGATGGAGTAAATATTTTAAAAAAAATACTTGGAACTGAATTGTATAATAATTCAACAGGATCTAAAGACGCTATAACACTTTCCGAAAGTACAGCCAATTTTACTTATATTGAAATATTTTATAGAAACAATGATAATTATTATAATTCAACTAAAATATATCAGCCAAACGGTAAAATTGCTTATTTAGACGCTGATTATCCTTACACACAAGGCGAAGGCTATTCTTACGCAAAAAAGACTTCGGTACAAATTCAGGGAACAAGTATAACGCCTATTAATTATACAGAAATGACAATAATGCCAAATGGAGCAACTATACAAAATAAAAACAATATTTATATTACTAGAGTTGTAGGATATTAAAAAGGAGGGAAAATGCAAAACGGAATAATTACTGTATTAACAGTATTAATACCTTCTCTTACTACAATTATTACAAATATAGAAACTAAAAGGGAAAATAGAATGCACAATGCAAAACAAAGTATTTTTCAATTAATTCTAGAAGATCATGTAAGAGTATCAGAAGGTAAACTACCTGAAAATTATCAGGAAGTATGCAAAGAGTATGATATATATACAAAAAACGATGGAAATTCATATGTAAAAACCAAAGTAGAAGATTACAATAAATGGTATGAAAAGATTAAAAAGGTGGGAAAATAATCCCACCTCATTTTTTGTATATAAAATATTATTTTGTAGATAATATAATTGTGTACACGCACTCTTTTTTCTCTCTTTATAAATAGACTAGGAACGCCACCTAGTCTTTTTTTTATTTTTAAAATAGTGCCTAATTAAGCGTAACCTACTGGTGATGATAAGTTAAGCACTAAAATTTAATATCAAAAACATACCTACCATCAATGATATGAATTTCCTTAATTAAATTTCTCCAAAATATTTGTTTTTTTTCTCTATTTAAATTGATATATATTGATTTCCAATCGCTATTTAATATAGTTTCAAATTTTTTTAAATCAATTTCTTCTACAACAACGCTTTCAAGTTTTTTTAATTCAAGCTCTAATTCATCATACTCTCTATCATAATCTTTTAATGAAATACGATTTTTCTTGAATAGATAATTTAAGTTTTCTAATTCTTTTTTTATTGAATTGATTTCTTTTGAAAAATCCTTTACACCAACTTTATTTATTTGTTTTGAATTTATAATATGATTTTCTAAATGGTTTTCAATAGTATTTAATAACACCTTTTCTGTTTTCCGTTCTGCTAAAAGAATATCAAAAGAACACCTATTAAAAACAGCCGAGTTACATCTATATCTATGATTATCTTTTGGGGCAGGACTGGCTACTAATTTCCTACCACAAACAGGACATATAATTAATCCAGTAAAAAAATAATGCCTTCTATTTTTATTAACTCTAATATTAGATTTTATTAATTCCTGATTTCTTTCAAATGTCTTTTTATCAATATATGCAGGACAATAGTTTTCATTTCCTTTATATGATCCAGTATAATAAGGATTTCTTAAAGTTCTGCTATATGTAGAATAATGTTTATCTAAGTTATATTTTTCATTTATATAAAACATTGTTTTTCTTACAGAATGATGTTTACCAAAATAATTAAAAATTTCATTTAATATTTCTTTGTTTTCATCAAAAACAACACACTTTTTACCATTAACAATATCAACTTTATAGCCAAAAGGTTGAGCTCCAGTAATCGCTTGGCCTTCTTTTATTTTGTATTCAAAGACCGACTTAATACGTTCTGATGTTTTCTTTAATTCACGTTCAGCAAGTGATAACTTCAAATTAAGGGTAAACATACCATCAGCACTAGTAGTATCAATATCACTTTCTTCAAGTGTTATTAAAGATATATTATTCATGATAAATATTTCAACCATTTTCCTTGCTTGTAAAACATCCCTCGACAATCTATCTAACCTAGTTAATATAATAGCGTCAATATCATCTAGATTTTTTAATAGTTCCTGTAAGGAAGGCCTATTAATATTAGAAGCAGAAAAGCCTTCATCAATATAAATATTAGTCAAAATATAATTTTTTTCTTTGCAATAATTCTTTATTTTATCTTCTTGGGCAGAAATAGAAAAGCCATAATTTTTTTGCTCATCTGTTGAAACTCGACAATAACCACATACTTTTAGAACTTTTTTCACTATAATCATTCCTTTTAATGTATATTTAGTAATAAAAAACCATAATATCATTATGGGAGGTGATATTATGGACATTCACAAATTTTACAATTTATTAATTTCTTTATATGAAGAACAAGAAAAAATAAAAATTGACTATGAAATTATTTTTTTAAACAAAGATGTTTCAAATGGCTAACTTTTCTTGCTATTAATGTAAATTTCTAAAATAGTTCTATGTAGTTTGTCTTTTTCTTCATCAGGTATATCACTATTAAAAATTGCTTCAATTCTGCTAACCAGATCAATACCTTCATTATAAGTTAATGTTTCAATGCCAAAGTATGAAATATCAATTTCATAAATTTCACAAAATCTTTTTAGCGTTGATAGTGTTAAAGAACGTTTGCCAGCTTCTAAGTTTGAAATAGCAGGTCTAGACAATCCAACTTTTTTTGCAACTTCTGTTTGTTTCCAACCTCGTGAAACTCTTAAATCTCTTAATTGTTTACCTATACTTTTGTTATTTATCATTGTTTTAACCTCCTACAATATTATTGTAACATAATAATATAAGTTTCAACAAGAAATTATTTTTTTCAAATATTATTGTAAAACAATAATATGTTATTGACAAATTTTACCAATTTATGATATAATGATAACAGAAAGGAGAAAAAAATGAAAAGATATAATCTAAAAATGTTTAGAATTATGCAAGATTTAACACAACAAGATATAGCACAAAAACTGGGAATTTCAAAAAGCCACTATGTAAGTATCGAACAAGGCACACAAGATCCATCGTTTAAACTGTTAGAACAATTCGCAGAAGTTTTTACAATAAATGATATTTGGGAACTTATGAAGAAAGGGAAATAACAATGGATAAATACAAAGAGGCAATAGAAAAACTAGAGGAAATAATATTAAACTTAAATAATGAAACATTAGAAAAATTAAAAAAACAAGTTGAAGAATTAGAATAAATTTTTTTAGTACATAATGTTTCAAAAAGAAATTGAAAACGATTAAAAAGTAAGGAGATTAAAATGGAAGAAAAATTAAATGAAGAAAAGATGAGTTCAAAAGTAAAGAAAAACCAAACAGCAAAAGTTGGAGAAAAATATTCTTATAAATATGTTGATATAGCACAAATACATGATTATTTAGAAAACAACGGAATTTATTATTATCAATATATAGATAGAATTAATGACGATGATTACATTATGACAGTACCTATAATAAATGGCGAAGTTCAAGAAGCAAGACGTGGTTGTAGAGTTGTTGACGCTACATTGTATGGAGTAGATAACCCAGCTCAACAACAGGGAAGTGCTTTAACATATGCTAGACGTTACAGTTTATTAATGGCGTTTGGACTAGCAACCGAAGATGATGACGCACAAAGTTTATCAAAACCAAAAGAAGAACAAAAGGCAAGTCCTAAACAAGTAGAATTGTTAAATAAATATTATAAAGGTGAGAACCTTACAAAATTATTAGAAGCAAATGATATTGAAAAATTAGAAGATTTAAGTATTGGAAAAGCTAGTGAAATTATAAGCGTTATAATGAAGAAAGGAAAAAAGTAATATGGATTTATTAGAGTTTAAATATAAAAAATTAGTTAGTTATTTAAAAAAACTGCTTAAAGAAACAAATGGTTGTTTTATAGAAGCAAGTAAAATTGAATTGATATTAAATTTTTTAGAAGATGAGGAGGAAAAGAAAGATGAACTTAATTAGAGTTGAAAATGAAATAGCAATATTAAATGAAGATGTATCAAAAAAGATAGCAGATTTTGAAAAAAAACTAAAAGAAATCAAAGAGCAGGAAGATATTATTAAACAAGAAATATTAGGAGAAATGGAAGCAAAAGGGATTATTAAAGTTGAAACTGATGATTTATTAATTAGTTATATTGCTTCAAGTGATAGAGAAACTTTTGATAGTAAAACATTTAAAGCAGAACACCAAGATCAATACGATGAGTATGTAAAAATGACACCTGTTAAATCTAGTATCAGAATTAAGGTGAAATAATATGGAATTATGGATACGTTCGCAAAATAAAGGAACTTTAATGAAAGTTGAAATATTAGGCCAAACGGATGGAATTATAAAAGCATTTTTTCCTAATGGCAATGTAGGATTAGGAAATTACGAAACAGTAGAAAGAGCATTAGAAGTATTAGATGAAATACAAAATAAATTAATTGATTTTAAAGTTGAATTTAACGATAGTGGAGTAACTTATAAAGACGTTTCAGTTTTAGTTTATGAAATGCCTGAGGTTTAATTATGGATACATACGAAATAAAAGGACATACCATAGAATACATTGATGATATTCATTGTTATTTATGTGATGGGATAATATTACCTAGTGTTACTACAATATTAAAAATTAAGTTTGGAAACAAATACAAAGGAATTGATGAAGCAGTTTTAAAAAGAGCTTCTGAAAAAGGAACAGAAGTACATAATGCTATTGAAAACTATTGTAAAAAAAGTATAGAAAGCGACTTGAAAGAACTTAAAAATTTTAAATTTCTTAAAAAACAATATAAATTTAATGTTTTAGACAATGAAGTTCCTATTTTAATATTTAAAGATGATGAACCAGTAGCAGTTGGAAGATTAGATTTAGTTTTGAAAGATGGAGAAGAAGTTGGATTAGGAGATATAAAAAGAACATCTGTTTTAGATAAGGAATATTTAGCATACCAATTAAATCTATATAGAATTGGTTATATGCAAAGCTATGGCATTGATATTAAATTTTTAAAAGGATTACATCTAAGAGAAGATATAAGAAAATATGTTAATATACCAATAAATGAAAAAATGGCATTAGAATTATTAGATAAATATTTAGGAGGATTAGATAATGAATAAGATATTTTTAATAGGAAGAATATCAACGCAAATTGAATTAAGATATACTCAAAGCAATATGGAAGTAGTTACTTTTAATTTAGCAGTAAATAGAGATAAAGAAAATACAGACTTTATAAAAATAAATGCTTTTAGACAAACAGCAAAATTAATAAATGATTATTGCAAAAAAGGAGATAGAATAGCGATAGAAGGAAGTTTAAGAGTATCTAACTATGAAGATAAAAATGGTAATAGGAAATATGATTATAATGTATTAGCAAATAAAATAGAATTTTTAGAAGCAAAAAAAGAAACAAAAAAACAAGTGCAATTTGAAAATAAAACGGACGATGACGATTTACCTTTTTAGGAGGTGAAAAAAATGATAGATAGTTATTTAACTTATTTATCAGACGCTAAGATTAAAGAAATTGCAGAAGACAGTAAACATATTACTATAAAAATTGAATTAAAATTTAAAGATGGGAACTCATTTATACATGATTGTTACATTGAAAAAGATATGATCCACGTTGGAAACATAAACGCAATGGTATTATAAATTTAAGGGGGAATTTGTATGGTAATTGTAAGCTGGCAAAAAGATATTGCTTTAAACATGGAAAACTCAAAAACAATCGAAATAAGCGAAAGAAAGATTTATGATGATACGCATTATATAATCTATTCAGTAATAGCAACTATGAACGATGATACAAAAGTTATTTTAGGAAATTTTAAAGAAAGAGAAAGAGCCAAAGAAATTTTAAAAAATATAATATCATTACATAGTACATTTGAGGTATATAAATACGCTAATTATGAAGCACAAAATCAAATAGCAATTCAATTATATAATCAAGGAATATCGTTTGACGTTTACGAAATACCATTAGTTTAAGAAGGAAATAATATGATATTAAAAGGTAAAATAGTTGGTTTAGATTTAGACTATATAAACCATAAACCAAAATTAACAATAGAATTAAGTAATCAATATGACTTATTATCTGAGGAATTTATCAAATTAAAAGAACTTGAAGAAATAGACATAGGATTAAACGAACATAAACATAAAAGAAGTTTAAACGCTAACGCTTACGCTTGGTCTTTAATAGGTAAGATTGCAGATGTAATAAGAATTGGAAAAGATGAAGCATATTTACATATGTTAAAAAGATACGGTCAGAGTGAGTTAGTAAGTATATTATCAAGTATAGATGTAACAGGATATTTCAAGTATTATGAGGTAGCAGGAAAAAGCATATTAAACAACAAAGAATTTACACACTATAAAATATTTAAAGGATCAAGTGAATATAACACAAAAGAGATGGCTATTTTGATTGATGGAATTGTATCAGAAGCCAAAGAATTAGGCATTGAAACATTACCACCATATCAAATAGAGGAAATGAAAAACTTATGGCGTTAAAGGTTTCAAATAGTTAATAAAAGAGGTTGAAATTATGAAAAGTATAATTACAAATGATTTAGAGCGTTGCTTTGTATGTGGTGCAGTAAACAATCTGCACCTCCACCATACATTGTTTGGAAGCAATAGAAAAAAAGCTGATGAAGATGGTCTAGTAGTTCCATTATGTATTTATCATCATACAGGCTCAAATGAAGCAGTACATTGCAAAAATGGTAAAAAACTAGACAATTATTTAAAACGAACATCAGAGGTGGCTTGGTTGGTTTATTATAACAAAACAATAAAAGAATTTATTGAAAGGTATGGGAGGAATTACTTATGAATAAATTATATAAAATTGAAGATACAGTAAAGAATGTATTAACAGAAATACCATCAACAAGAGATGATGATTTTAAATTAATAGCAGAAGTTTATTATGAATTAGGATTTGATATTAACACAACTTCATTTGGACTAATGATGTTAGGACATAAAGAATTTGGATTACCACCTTTTGAGAGCATTACAAGAGCAAGAAGAAAATTACAAGCAACATATGAAGAACTAAGATCTAGTAAAGAAGTAGCAGAAGCAAGATTAAATAAAACAAGTGATTATATAGATTACGCCATCGATGGATATAGCTCTAATTTTATGAAATTTGTTGATAGTTGTGAGTAAATATCATAGTAAAAAAGTTATAATTGACGGACATAAATTTGATAGCAAAAAGGAAGCACAATATTATTTATATCTAAAAAGTGAATTAAAAAAAGGGGCAATTTATAATTTAGAGTTACAAAAAGAATTCATTTTGCAAGAAAGTTTTAAACTTAATAACAAAACACGCCGTAAAATCACATATAAAGCCGATTTTACATACAAAACAACTAAAGACGATAAATTACACGTTATAGATGTTAAAGGCTTTAAAACGGAAATTTATAGGCTAAAAAAGAAGTTGTTTGAAAAAAGGTACGGAATAGAGGTAGAAGAAATTTAGGAAGTTCCAAATAGAAAACTTTTTAAAAAATATATTACAATATTCGACAAAGTGTGATATAATTATTATAGGTCAAGACAAAAGGAAGATTATATAGAGTGTATTAGTAGGGGCGTCTTGACCTTAATCCCTCAGTACATTCTATATAGTCTTCTTTTTGCATACCAATAAGGAGGTAGCTATGAAAAAAAGTAAAGTAAAAAATGAAAACTACATAATTATACAAGGCTGGATGATTAACGAACTTAAATTAAAAGGTAATGAATTACTTGTGTATTCAATTATTTATGGTTTTAGTCAAGATGGAGAACAAAGTTTTAGTGGTTCATTACAATATTTAGCTGATTGGACTAACTCAACAAAACAAGGAGTTACTAAAAATTTAAAATCATTAGTAGATAAAGGATATATAGTAAAAAATGAAAAATACGTTAATGGCGTAAAATTTTGTGAATACTATACAACTGAGTTGGATAAGGTATTAAACAAAGTTGAAGGGGGTATTAAACAAAGTTTAATGGGGTATACAACAAAGTTTAATAGGGGTATTAAACAAAGTTTAACTAATAATATAAGTAATAATATAGAAAAAAATATAGAAAAAAATATAGATAATATTAATGAAGGATATTATGACTGGATTAATGAAGTACTTAAAAATGATTGGTTTAGTGATGACCAAGTTAATTAATTATGAAATAAATGGTTTCAAAAAGAAATTAAAGAGAAATTGGAGTTATAAAAATGCAACTAGACTTATTTAAACTAGAAGATAAAAAAGAATTTAAAATAATTGATGAAAAACATAGATTATATATTGAAGCATTATTTGAAGATTATATATTAGGATTTTACACTGATAAAAATATTAATGAGAATGAACTTATTAATAAAATAAAAAAGATATTTAAAATACCACATAACAATATTAAATTACATTATTAAGACTAGAAATCTAGTCTTTTTTTGTTTCATTTAGAAAATATTTTGTGAAAAAATTTACAAAGTCTATTGACAACATTGGTAATATATGGTAATATGAATTTATAAAAGGAGGTAAAAAAATGCAAAAAATTCAACAGCAACGTTACAAAACTATGAGTGGAGAGATAAAGGTTAATTGTTACAAGATAACACTTTCAAAAGAGGTTGTAAGACAAGCAGGATTTAACGAGGAAACTAAATTAAAAGTAAGAGCAGAAAACGGAAAAATAATTATAGAAAATGGAGAAAAGAATGAAAAAAGATGAAGAAATATTTGATTTGTTATATGCATTTCCTAAGTATAGAAGGTTAAAAAATAGACTAAAAGAAGTTAATAGAGATAACAGAAATAAAGATAAAGCATTAAGGAGAGAATGGGAAGAAAAAGCAGTATTACAGGAACAAATAAAACAGAAAAACAGAATTATATTTAGACTAAGAAAAGAATTAAAAAGGAAAGAGGGTAGTGGAAATAGATAATACATTTAGAAATGATACTAAAAAATTTAAATCAATTACAGATGGCACTAAATATTGTAAATGTGGTCATGCAATAGTATTTGCAAAATACACTAAAAGAGTTATATGCAATTGGTGTGGACATTGGGTTTATAACAATAAAGAAGATGAATTTAAAGATAGACTATTACAAAAGAAAAAGAGGTTAGAAAATGAAAATTAATAGGTTAGGTGATAAATTAACAAATTTGGAAAAAAGCCAAATGCTAAAAATAGACGAATTGCAGGAAAAGATAAAATTATTAGAATTTGATAAAAACAAAGATACAACTACTATTAGAGAATTAAAAGATATATTACACAATAAGAAAAATAGTATCAATGAAGTTATTAAGGAAATAAATCAGATCCAAAGAAATGGTGATTATTCAAGATTAAGTTATATAAAAAACTTTTTAGGAATTATAGCAAGGCAAGGTGTAGATGATGAATAAAAAATGTTTAATTATATATTGTGTTTTTATGGCGATATTTGGAGGAGTAATTGGTGCAGAATTAGGTAAAAGAGACCATAAAATAGAACAAATACAAAAAGAAAACAATGAATTAAAACAAGAAATAACCGATTATAAATGGCAGATAGAACAAGTGCCATATATTATAGAAAGTTGGTGTAATGGTGAATAAGACTAAACATGAGTTATATGAAGAAAATAAGAAGTTAAAAGCACAGAAGAAAACATATAGTGAGTTTTGGGAAACTGATGCAATAGAAGAATGTAATAAGCAAATGAAATTTACAAAGAAATCACTTTATATAATAAGTGTAATATTACTTATTATTAGTGCTTTTCTATTAGGATTAGGGTGGTAATAATGAAAAATAAAGAGATAGAAGAATTATTAAATAAATTAAAAAATACTGCTGATACAAGTTTTTTTGCTGTATGTGGTAGTGAAGAAGAATTAGATAAAATGCCAAGAGGTGTATGCAAATTTTTATCATTAAATGATAAACAAGCAAAATTATTATTATCATACATAGAACAATTAGAAAAAGAAAATGAAAAGGCAAATAAATATATAGATTTTTATAAAGATTTAACTGAAAAACAAAATAAATCATTAGAAGAATTTAAACAAGAAAATAAACAACTAGAAAATAATAGAGATAAAGCGTTGAAGAAATTAAATAAATACAGAAACAGAAAAGACCATTATGGGTTATGGTGTATGGACTATGGCGACAATGCAGATATTATTCATATATTAAAAGGTGATAATAAATGAAACTAACGAAAGAAATGTTAATTGATTGGATAGATAGGCCACCATCAAATAGTGATTTAGATTTAATAAATTATATTATTGATTTACAAAATAATAGAGATAAAGCAACTGAATATGTAGAAAAACATACTGATAAATTAAAAAATATTATCGTACCAAAGATAGATTTTGATTATAAAGAACTTTTAAATAAATTAAAAGGTGATAGTGATGACTAAAATATATGGATATGATACTAATATTTATGAGACAAGTATTGGAAATTTAAAAAACATGAATGAAGAAGATAAAATATACCCATCAATGGTAATAAGAAGTCAAGCAGAAGCTATTGAGTTATTAGAAAAAGAAAATAAAAAATTACAAGAAGAAAAAGACCACTACAAACATTTATATAGTGAAGTAAAGAAACAAAAAGATGATGTTGTTGAGTATATAAAAAGTTATAATTTACCAAAAGATTTAGGACATTTTGGAGAAGCACCAATAAGTATAAGAGAATTAAGAGAAATATTAAGAATGTTAGGTGAAATAGATGATTGAAATTTATAAAGATTTAATTGGATATGGTAACAAATATGAAGTATCTAATTTAGGAAATGTAAGATTAAAGGAAAATAAGAGAATATTAAAACAACATAAATGTAGAGGTTATATGTATGTTGGTTTGTATTATGAAGGAAAAACAAAAAGCAAAAGAGTGCATAGATTAGTTGCAAAAACATTTTTAGATAACTATACAGATAAATGCGTTGTAATGCATTTAGATAATAATCCTTCAAATAATAATGTTAATAATTTAAAATGTGGAACTCAAAAAGAAAATATACAACAATGTTTAAGAGAAGGAAGGCTTTATGTTAAAACAAAAAAAATAAAACAATTTGATAGAAATATGAATTTTATAAAAGAATGGAAAACACAACAAGACATAAAAAAAGAATTAGGATATAAAGTTAATTTTATAAGTATGTGTTGTCATAAGGTTAAAAAAACTGCTTATGGTTATATTTGGAGGTTAAGTGAAAATGAATGATAAAGTATCAATATTACAATTAAGTTATGGTAATTATGTATCAGCAGATGATTATTTCAAATTACAATCCAATTGGAATAGTTTAAGAGAGTGGTTAAAAGAAGATTTAAAACAAGTATATAGAGATTGTGGGTATAGAAATAACATTATGAAGGAAGTATTAGATAAAATGAACAAATTAGAAGGGAAGGATAAAAATTAAAGTTTTAGAATTATTTGCTGGAACGAGATCAATTAGTAAAGCCTTTGAAAAAAAAGGACATAAAACCTATTCTATTGAATGGAATAAAGATTTTGAAAACATAGATTTATATGAAGATATAAACAATGTATCAGCAAAAGAAATTATTAAATTATGTGGTGGTGTTCCTGACGTAATTTGGGCTAGTCCAGACTGCACAACATATTCAATAGCAGGTATTTCACATCACAGAAAGAAAAATCTTGAAACTGGTGTTTTAGAGCCTATAAGTGATTATGCAAAATTTTGTGATAATACAAACAAACATGTACTTGATTTAATAGAAAAATTAAAGCCTAAATATTATTTTATTGAAAATCCAAGGGGCGGATTAAGAAAAATGGATTTTATGAAAGATTTGCCAAGATATACAATTACATATTGCCAATATGGAGACAATAGAATGAAACCAACTGACATTTGGACTAATCATTCTAATCCTAAATTTAAACCAATGTGTAAAAATGGTGATAAATGCCATACACCAGCACCTAGAGGAAGTAGAACTGGGACGCAAGGATTAAAAAATGCTACTGAAAGAGCAGTAATACCTGATAAATTATGCGAACATATTGTAAATATATGTGAAATGAACGAATTAGAAGGGAAGGATAAAGAATGAATGAAAGTTTAAAAAAAGATATTAAAGATTTAAGTAGAGAGGAATTAGAAAGAATATTAATTGAAGAAGTAGAACAATGTGATAAATTTTATGATAAATTTTGTAAAGTACAAACAAGATTAGACAATGCAATAGAATATGTTAAAACTAATACTTATGAATATAGACATGATATGAATTTAAAAGATAAAGCATTGAAAAAACATATTACAACATTTATTGATGAATTATTAGTTGAATTAGAAGGAGGAGAAGATGAAAACAATTAAAATTATAGATTTATTAAATAAAATAGCAAATGATGAAGAAGTACCAAAGAAGATAAAATGGGGCTGTCATATTTATACTTGGACAGCAGGTGAATATATAGCATTAGACGAACTTGACAAACCTTTGTTTAGTGTGCAAGCAGGATATTTAAAATTTGTTTTAAATAATAAAGTAGAAATAAGAGGGGGGGGTGGTGGGGTG